CGGCTACGGTCATCTTCGTTCATATCGTCAAGCTCTTGCTTGGTGTATATTCTGAACCACGGATACCAGCGTTCCTCATCTTCCGTGAACTGCGGTTGCCAACCCTCATTGAGAGCGGCACAGATGATACGCAGACGCAGATATGCGAGCAAGTCCGCGCTCGTGTCATCATTCTGCCAGCAGTATTCTTTCACGAGCGGATGGTCTTCGCCGAGTTCGTTATACGCATCGTCAAAGGTCTTGATGCGCTCTGTTATGTCCTTTGGCTTTTCGGGCTGCTCATCGACAAGCGTAAGCACTCCGTTCACCCATTCGGCTTTTTTGCCGTTGGGTATCTCAATCGTTATTGTCTTGTTGCTCATTTTGAATTTTATTTAAGCGTTGAATTATCTTCTTTGTCTGCCTTACGGCATTGTTGAGCCGTGTACTTTTTGCGAGAGCGTCCGCACTGACATTCTCCATTATCAGCGGGAGTGTCCGCAATAGCGTAGTGATTATGTCATTCGGGATAATTCTCATAGAAAAGCAATATTTCCCTCTTTCTCCTGCCATTTCAAGCATTTAGGCGATGTATGCGAGATATACGCATTCCATGTTTTAGCGAGAAGATTACTGCGGACAGGCGCAATCATCTTCTGTAATGCAGTCTTATCACGGATAAGCATATTACGATAAAGATTGATTGCAGGACAATCGTTATATGTCCCAATGCACAAAGAGCTGAAAAATGCTTCTACGTGAGCCTGTGAATGTTTGAGCACTTTGATTAGATATGCCATGACAGCATATATCTCGCTATGCTTAATTATGCGTCCTGCTTCATAGAATTTTATCGACACCCGATAGAGGTCTTGATAAAATTCGGGAGTGCGCTGATATTCTGCAAGCAAATCATAAGGGGTAATCTTATTTGAACGGTATGCAGAACAGCCCACGAATATATTTCTGCCTTTTTCTAACATCCCGAGCTTTCCCAATCCAGCGGCAATGGCTTTCGCGTTCTTCACACCTGCGATAGTGAATATATCGCCAGCGGAACGCCCTCGCGTCAAATCTATAGTCTTAAACGCTTCTTCACTGATACCCCTCGTTACTACGGTTTCTATTGAAGTACCACTTTTGATGATAGCATATAAGCGATGCTGTCCATCGAGTAACTTTCCATTATCTGCAAAGATTATCGCTTGACCATTCATTTGCCATTGACCACGACTCATTTGGTCTGCAAGCACATCAACGCTTTTATTCGCGAGAGAGCGATTGAAAGTATTATATTTCAAATATTCTTTCGCTATTTCGGGCGTGATAGTTTCTACTTTACTACTAAACATAATTCTTGATTTAATACGGTTCTTTATTCAGTTGTAGCGTTAGCCCTTTCCTTGCGATATACACAGGCTTTCCCGATACCTCTTCGGCTTCCCTCTTGAATTGCTCCGCATCGCTGTTATTGCCGCTCAAATGGAGCAAAATAACCTCGTTGACGGCTGACAGGTCATTGCACCGCAATATCCCTTTTGCCGTCTGCAATTCCATGTGGGAGTGAAGCAGACGCTCTCGCATACCAGCAGGGACAATCGCATTGTCGATATTGTATTGCAGGATAGCGTCATCATAGTTGGCTTCAAGCATTATATGATTGAGCTTCGGCAACCGATATTCAAGCATCATCGTGTCTGTGATGAAAAGCAGCTTCCCGATTTCGTCATGCTCAATGATAAAGCCGACACACGGCACGTCGTGGACTACCGAGAGGGGCAATATTTTGAACCCTCCCACCTTGTAGCCGCGCATCGGCTCTATCTCCTTGCAGAACGCTCGGTTGGCGATGCCCTTGCTCTCGAATACATCGGGCAGGGCAAGCACCGTTATACCGCTTTTCAGATAATCGCAAATGTATTTGGCATGGTCATTATGTCTGTGGCTCACCAAGCAGCCCTTGATGTTCGATATTTTGAATTTGAGAGCCTTTTTCACTTCGAGCATGGGAATACCCGCCTCAATGATTAAGACCTCGTCAGAGCGCAAGGAATGCAGTATATAGCAATTCCCCGAAGATGAGCTGCCGAGACATTTCAGAACCATAGCCAAATACTTTCTTGAAAGGGTCAATATCCAGGCTCGGCAGGAGCGGAGGCGGCAGCGTCCGCATCGGCGGCTTGCTGCTCCGTCTTGATTTCTCCCGTCTCTGTATCTACCTCCTCGTATGTGACTTCCGCAGAAATTTCCTGCTTGTTAGCGTTCTCTGCGATTAGCCCATTGCGGTCTTGCTCGTCTATCTTCTCATCGGCGGCGACGGCATCCATCATCTCAACGGATAGGTGTCCGTATTTCGAGAGCAGACGGCGGACAACGGTCTTTATCGCCATGTCGTTGAAGTTGCCCTCCCAGCCTACTTGCTTACTGACGTTGCCGTCGTTGGCTTTCGCAATAAGCTGCTCAACGGTGGTGTCCTTGCGGATGCTCGGAGAGTAACGCTTCGCATACTTCGCCATCTCTGCAAGCGGCACATACAGCGTCTTGTTGAAGCCGTTGAGAAGCTCGAAGTAGCAGAAATAGCCGACAATCTTGTCTGATTTCCTCTCTCCGTCAAAGGTGATTGTGCCTGTGAGCTTGTTCACGCTCCGAAGCTCGCCCTCATAGACGCAATCGGCGTTGATTGTGCGGTAACGCCCCGTGCGCATGGCGAGTTGGATATAGCCCTTATATCCGAGAATGAATGTGGGCGTAGGCACTTTCACCCAACCATTGCCCTGCTTCACGCTGTTATTATAGACAACGATGTAAGCGAAGCCGAGAGCCTTGTTGAGCGGAAGCTGCAATACTGCCGCTTTCAGAGCCTCGCAAACGAGGGAGTTGGTGTTGCACGTCTGCAAGGCTTTATCGCCATTGTAGAGGTCGATGAGTGAGGCGACGAAGCTATCTTTATGCTCGCCCAATGCGTTCTTGAACTGCTGCTGAACACTGTCAGCTTTGAGAACCGCCGCGAACTGCGCGGAACTCGTCTTTTGAATTTGTGTATTTGCCATAAAGCGTTGATTGATTAAATATTGAATAAATCTCTTTCTTTATTATCGTCAGAACTGATTACAAGCTCCTTATCCTCCGTCACCACAAGACGGATGAGTTGCGATTGGGTAGGCTGCAAGCGGTTTACCGCTTCGGCGTTGTCAATGAATATCGGAGCGGAAACGCCCATATTCTTGCTGATAGCGTTGATGATGTCAATGCCAGCGTTGATGCGCATCGCATTGTTGAGGTCGGAGTAAGGCACTCCGTCAACCGTAGCCTCGCACGTCTCGACCTCGCCGCCGTTTATCTGCTGCTCAAACATCTTGAAGCGCACAAGCTCGAACATTCCGTTTATACGCTGCTCGATAGCCTCAATCTTCGCCTTGCTGAACGCCGCGATGGTGAACTCCTTGCCCTCCAATTCCGCAAGCTCTTCCGACTGCTTGCGCAACTGCTGTTGGAGCTCGGCAATCCGCGCATTGTTGCGCTTTATCACATCGAGCTTGGAGAGGCGGCTTTTAAGCTCGTCAATCGCCTCTTGCAACACACGCTTGCCGTTTTTCAACTCCGCATCATCGGAAGCGGCTGCGGGCTTGTTTGCCTCGGCGGTCAGTTCCTCTATCTGCTGTGTCAGAGTCTTGTATTGCTCATCCTCTACCACGGTCAGCATTGCGTTGGGCATCTCCAAGACCGTATAATTGGCGACCTCCTGCTGCTTCATCGTGATTTCATTGTCGTAAGCCTCGATGTCGCTTTGCAGCTTCGCAAGCTCCGCTTCAATATCTTTCATCGCCTCGGTATTATTCTTTCCGACGGCTACGTTTTCATTGAGCCTTATAGACTTGCGGGCGTTGAACACGCTTTGCATCTCCGCTTGCTTCGCCTCTATGTCATCGACTTCGAGCGGACGCTTGCAGGTAGGGCAGACAAAATCGCTGTCCTTGATCGTAAGCGTCTCGGCGTTGATGGCTCGCCATTCGGCAATCAGGCTCTCACGGCGTGCCTTGCAGTCGGCAAGTTCTTTCTCGTAGTCCTTGCGGCGTTTCTCGCTGTATTCCTTGTTGCGCTGCAAGTCCTTGATTTCATTCTCGGTCTGCTGACGCTTGCCCAATTCCTCGCGATACTTCGCCTGTACCTCCTGCGTGATTTTCATCTCTATCTTTGCGCGTTCCTGTTCCAGCTCACCTATCTTGCGCAATGCCGACAGCTTGCTTTCGTTGGCAGCGGCGACGGCTTTTGCCGCATCCGTAAGCTGCTCTTCAACTTCGGCGAGCTTCGCCTGCTTGTCTGCAAGTTCCGCTTCCAATGCCGACCAGTCCTCCGCTTCTGGAACATCACGCTTGCGCTCGTCTATCCTTTCGGGTATAGCCTCTATCTCCGCCTTGATGCGGCGTTTCTTCGCTGCTATCTCTCGCTTGTACTCTTCGAGCGTCTTGCCCGTGAGATTGGCGAGCAACGCCTTGAAGTCATCGTTGCCAGCGGCAATATCCTCATCCGACACGCCGCCA